GGTTCTTTTTTTGCTGCATATCTAAGTATGCAGCTATTTTTGTATTATTGTGATTTATGTTAAAATATGTAAACTCATAGAAACATGCTTCTTTCGCGTTCTAGGACACTTTTAGGCTTTAGGTGTACTATAATATGGGTTAACTCAATTTGACGCGATAGAGGTCAAAAGAAGTGTATCTATCAATGTATTTTTATAAAGTCTATAATATGAATTAAGGCATGGACTTTCCTTAGCTTTAAGCCACCAAGCAGTTATATAAATAGCTGTTAAATTTATGGCTAAAAAGTTGACTCATTTTCTTGGCTTCTAGGACACTTTTATTTGAGAATAATAGTAAACTAAATCTATAAAAAGAAATGAGGAGAGAATGAACGAGAATAATGAAATTTCATATATTTTCGAGGCGTTTAGAGCTCTATATTTTTATTTTGAAGCTGCAATAAACCAGTGAAAAATTTTTATGTTAAAGTCTGTAAAACAGTAATTTATATCAAGATTATTTTGTACTTTAGTCTATAAAAGAACAAAAGTAAAACTGTTAAAAAATGTTACACACTAGAACACATAAAAGCCGCATGGCCGTTATGATTAAACAGCTTATGCCTGAGTGTACAAGCTGTGTAGCTCGTGTGCACAGTGGACTATGCAGCAATTGTCCACATTGGACTCCGAGTGTGGTACAGGAGTTAACAGAGGAAATGGCCGAGAGAATATCCGCCACAATTGGACAGGAGAATATCACAAGGCCCAACGAAAGAAATGTTGAACAAAAATAAATAATTGCAATATGGAAATAAATGAACAAGAGAATACCCAAGAGGTACAGCAAGAGAATTTGCTTGATGGCTCTCAGTCAGTTCAAGCGATGCAAGAAGGAAATGAACTGCCAACAGCTGTTCAATTAGTTCAGCCTCAAGCTGCTTTAGATGAAATAGCGGAGCTTGAGAAGAAATATCGTGAAACTATAGAACGGGAGAATAAATGAGCAATTTTATTTTAGATTACAGCAAAAAGCAGACTTTGCAAATATCAAATGATGCTTTTTACTTTTTGTATTATGGTGAAGAGCCATTAGACGAAGACAATTTGGAAGAAGCCAATGAGGTATCTGAAATGTTTTCCAATAATTTTTATATAGAAGATGATTGGAAAGCAGTTGATGACTCAGACCTTATAGAATGCACCTTTGTTCCGTATGTTGAAGACCAAGCCGATTATGATGAATATGAGAACCTTACTAAATATATTCAGCAGCAAATAAAATGGCTTGATGCAAATCATATTAGAGTGTGGTGGTTTAATAACCAAACTGGGGCAAGAGAATTACGCGGCGATTTTAAGGTTTATACCAATAAATATGGCCTTAAGTGTTTTCATACAGGCAATCAAGATGAGGATTTTGTGACAGGAAAAATGAGCCTGTATTTTTTGAAGAATTTCAAGAAGCGCGTAGCTTAACAAGTGGACGAGAGAAATATAAGGCAGACTACAGAAAAGTAGTCTGCCTTTTTTACATTAAGCTTTCATCTTCTTCTATAACGAGAGAATAGCCGACTCCTCGTATGGTTTCTATAGCTACTCGGTTATCCATTTTAAGCATATTTCGCAGCATGCATATATGGACATCTAAGCTACGTTTATTAAAGTAGTTATCATCAGTCCATACTTGCTGCATAAGTATTTTCTTAGGTAATGTTTCATTTTTATAAGCACATAGTAAAGCAAGAACTTGACTTTGTTTATTATTAAGCTGTGTTTTTACACTGCCTATAGTAAGAATTTTATCTACTGTATTAAACAGGTAATCGCCTATCTCGTAAGATGGCTCTATACTTCTTACTCGCACGCCACATCTTTTTAGAACGGCTTTTATTCTTCTTATAAGCTCCTCAATGTTATATGGTCTTATAACGTAATCATCTGCACCTTCATCAAATGCTTCAATAACATACTCATATCGGGCCTTATCCGATACCATTATTACCGGTATTTTATCATCTGATTTGCGCAAAAATTTTAATGGCTTTAGCCTCATAGAGGCATCTGTTGTTTTATAATGACTTAATATGCATAAGTCATAATTCTTTTCTCTGATTTTGATTAGTATATCATTCTCAGTTGAGGTTATTACTTGAAAGCCGTTATACACCAAATAATCTACCAGGATTTTACAGTCTTCATCTTGATAGATTAAAATTCTTGGCAATGCTAATTTAGTGTTATTACTTTTCATACCATTTCTTTAATCTTGTTTTGCAAATCATTATATAAAACTTCATACCAAAATGGATTAAGCCTTAACAGGTCAAAGTATGAATATACGCCTTTTTGATATATTAAAGAAGCATATTTAAGCTCTTTGTCTGCTCTTTTTTTAAGATGCTCATGATAGAACTTTATGGACTGGTCTACATTTACCAAGAATGGCGATTTATGCTCCATAAGAACTTTTTGCTCTGTATTTTGAGCAAAGTAATATGGGATATTCGGCATCGCCCAAAAAGTTAATCCAACACCATATTCCTCACTTGCTTTATATAAAAAGCCAGGGCATGCGCGAATTGAGTCAGGATATAAGCTTTTACATATTCTTAACCTACGTGGAATAAAAGGATTAAGTAAAGTAGTTAATCGCTTGTTTATATAAGTTGAGTATTTATCAACCATTCTTGTGTGTTCTTTAACAAGTGATGAAACTAACAGCTTAATCCTTTCATTTCCTATAGGGTCACTCAGGCGTATATATTCTTGCCTGAAAGCTTCACGCTGAATACGTATTCTGTCTTCTTTAAGCCGTTGAGACTTTTTCCTTTTAGCTTCTATGCTAGCCATTGCAGCTCTGCGCTGTCCCTCAGGTCCAAATAGTTTTACACCTTGACAATTATTTGGACCTAAACCTGTCCATGGCATTTTATCTCCATATCTAGCTTCAATCTCTCTGTTTTCTTGCTCTTCTTCAGATAATTCAACATGTTCTTCTTCTAAGGTAATTTTTTCAATTGCCTCAGATTGAGCTTCTTGAATATCCTCATCATCGCTTTTAATTTCATCGAGAAATTCAAAGAGTTCCTTTTCGGTTAAATCTCCATATTGCTTAATATCTTCCATGCCCCTTAAATAATGACTTGATTATATCTTTTCCAGCTTGCTTGCTAAGCAATCCAAAATATGCAATTGCAAGCATGAGTCTTGCTATTTTATGCAATACCCATGCTAATAGATATATAGGGAAATAAAGTACACCTACGCATCTCCATAAAAATTTAAGCACCTTTTTCATCTTCTTCCTTTTTAACCATTATTGTTTCTACTTTTTCTCCCTCTTCTACTTGTTTTAACTCAAGATAGGTTCTATGAAAAGCTTCATCGCCTATCCTTTTAATAAAAGTTCTAAGTGTAGAAGGATATTCGCTTGCATTTATAGTCTTATCGACTACTTTCGCGTAAAGAGCAGCAAGAGCTTTAGGTCCAAATACCTTTTTCTCCTGTAGTCTTTCGATGGGACCTCTTTTGAATTGAGCATCTGGATGTTCATTCATAATCTTCGTACGAGTTAAGTGCAAGTCCTTAATCAAAGCCTCAATATGCTTTTCAAACTGAGGCATTTGAATAATATCAATAACTTTCAAATCTTCCAGCTTCATTTTTATAAGTTTTTAAGTTGTTGTTTATAATACTTTTCTTGCATATCGAAGTGTCTCTTATATATATGCAAATCATGAGCAAAATGGTAATAAGTGCCTATTGGCACACCGAGCTCATCTGCGACTAATTGTTGAAGTTTTGTCCAGCAATATTGGTCATTGCAAAAACCATAAACCAAATCGTTGCTTCGCATAGTTACACACATATCAAGAGTTCCTATTTGAGGCTTAATATCAAATCCGACTGATAGTGTACAAGGTGTATCATATTCATAGTCATCTTTTTCTTTACCATCAAATATAGTAAACCAAGCTTGACGAGTATCTTTATTCTCTTTAAGCTGTTTAATGCACTTTGCCAATTGGTGATTGCGAGTCCACTGCCATCCATAATTAGAATTGACAATGTTATCTCCACCATGCATTTTATCCCATATAGGAGCATGCTTTTTAATTTCAGCTACACTCCTATCTCCAGACATATACCAGGCATATTCGCGCTCTGCATATCGTTCGCTGAATTTACGCCATTCTGTTGTTATTATGCGCTGTTGAGGATTAAGTAAATAAAAACCAATATCGTAAACAGCCTTTGTTCCAACGTTAGTATCTATTCCTTGGCCTATAATAAAAGCATATAGGCCTTCAAAAGCCTCTGTTGCATTTTTAAAAGCTATATTCATAACTATTTTACCCAAATTTGTTTAACACTCCAATCGTATCTTTGCAGAGATATTTTAAAAGTCTCAGCCTGTTTGTAGGTATTAAAGTATCTTAGTAATTTACCTACTGAGTCAAATACTCCATATTGCATTTTTCCCATATCACTTAACTATTTTATTGGTGCTGCTGTTATAAACTCTAAACAACAATTCTTCAGCTTCTTCATTCATGGCATTGCAAATACTTATTGCTTCTTCCATAGATAAGCCTGTAAGTTCTTCGTCATCATCATTTACTGCAATTTCGCCAGTTATAACTCTAACATCAAATAAGTTTGCAGAAGCAAAAGCCTTAGCAGCATCAAGAGCTTGTATACAAATATAATGTACAGCATCCCAGTATATATAAGACAATGTGCTTGTATCTTTTAATATATCGACATAAAGCTCTCTCAACTTTTCTGGCTTAAACCATCCATGCTCATCCATTCGTCTATATTCAGCAAGCCATCTGCCATATCCATTTGTGGCCTTAAATCTGTTGGCATAAACAGCCACAAATCTAAGAAATTGGTCTGTATAAACGACTTGTGGAATTTCAGCTGTTTTCTTCTTGAGCTGTTTCATGTGCTTAAAGTTTATATATTCTCGCGCGTTCTAGAGCGCGCCTATTATTCCATTATTATTCAATCATTTATGTACTTAAAGCGCGATATTGTGCGCGAGAATAATGTGAAAATCAATCCTTAGTATGACCCAGTAGACCCGAGTGCTCCATCACCACGCTCGGATGAACGGCTGAAAAGCTCTGACTCAGAAACTTCTTCAAGGCCTTCATACGATACAGGCACAAGAATAAATTGTGCTATTTTCATACCTGGCTTAATGTGGACCTTGGCTTTGCCGACATTAACAACATGTATATGAATTTCACCTTGGTAATCTTCATCTACAATCTTGGCTCCGAGGATAACGATGCTTTCAAATGCTTCTGCTTTCGGTGTTCTACCAGCTCCAAGGCAAGCCCATTTAGAAGTTACAACTCCTGATTTATCAGCTGCCATAAGCATATATCCTTCTGGAATTTCCATCTTAATACCTGATGGTATCAAAACATCAGTTCCTGGATTTACGATAAAGCCTTTGTTATTTCCAAAGTTAGGAACGAAAAAATCAATTCCTGCTGCTTTACCAGTCCCACGAACAGGAGACTTTACATTTCTTATTTTTGCAAACTTCATAACTACACTATTTTAACAAGTTCCTTAGCTGCTGTTTCTACGGCTCTAGCAAGTCTATTTTCAACTTCTGGACTTATAAGGCTGTAAACTCCTTCTTTTTCAAAAGCGTCAGCCATGATAGCTCCAATTTTTGAAAGCTTAGGATTAGAAGTGTTAATGCCATGCTTATCCATAAGTTCTTTGTTGTACTCATACTTAATACCTCTGCCATTTTCTACAGGAACGAGCTTAGCTATTTCTGCATGAGTATTTGACTTTCTGCTCGGAACAGTGATAATAATCTCCTGATTGGTTGTCATGCACATATCTGTGCACATTTCCATTACTTCATTGAAGTTGCGCTTAAACTCTCTTGGAGTTACTGAAATTAAACTTTTCATAATGGCGTCAAATTAGCAATTAAGTTCAACATATATGTTTTGTCTTTATCTCTTCTGAGCTTCATCTTATCTTTTAAGGCGAGAACTACTAGCTGAACACCTATAAGATGATGTTTTGCATGAGACTCGTCAATTATATCCAATACTACCTCTTTGGATATAATCTCATCATAACTTTCGGTCTTGTCAATGATAGCATTTATCTTGATTCCACCAATTACAAATGAGTAACACTTGCATTCTTCATAGTTTTCATTCTCAAGGCCAGACAGGAATTGAAGTTCTTTTAACTTTGCTTCCTGCTCTTCTTTCAGATGAAACACCTTTATATCTATATCCTGTGGATTAGACGGAACTCCGAGCATAGCCAGAGCAGTTGTACCTGTTACCATATACTCAATTCTATTTGCATTGCAAAAGTCATTGAGTTTGAATAAAGCTTCTTTTATCTTCATATCTATTACATTAAATCGTCATCGAATAAACTTGGTTGCTCAGTGGCTTTAGGAGCAACTTTTACATCTCCAGGCTTACGCTTTAATACCCAAAGAGTATTACGTGAAGCATCCGGGAACATAGGAGCCATTATATTGGCAATGAGGTTTGAGTCATAATACTCTTTAAGAGCATCAAACATTTTCTGCTGCCAATCATTCATCAGTGGCTTATAGTCTTTAGCCGAAGCAAATGTACCGAACTTCTTTACTATGTTGAAATGTTTCAGCAATATGCCTTCAAGCTCCCAATGGTCAAACTCTTGCACATCAACTCCGCGGCCATCGCCTGAGTCATAAGTATGATTACCAGCTGCTCCTACAGATGGGTCATAGTTTGGAGTTGAAAGGTAATAAGTAGCATTATTATTGCCACAAGCCTTGAAGTTCTCCAGAAATGCATCTGCATTCTGTTTGCCTACGTGCTCAAGCACTTCAAATGCACAAACCTTATCAGCATTAAATTGGCCAAAATCCATATAATTTTTAACAAGGTCTGCTACATAAAAATGAGCCCAAGGTACATCTGCATACTTTTCAGCAGCTTGTTGAATTGTTTTTTCGCGAATATCAATACCAATATACTCTTTCTGCTTAAATTTGTTTCGGTATAACACCTCAAGTAAATTAGCAGTCCCGCAACCAAAATCAACGATAGATTCACCTATCTTGGCTTCTTTCAAAATGTGAGTCCAACGCAAATAATGCGCAAACTGGTCTCTGTGGAATACATGACGCTCAAACGCCTGGTCTGGTCTGAGGTCTGTTGTGTTATAAACTTTTGCCATAATTATTTTTAATTTTATCTCTAAGTTCTTTATTATTTTTTTGATAGTTTGTTAATAGTCGACACAATGGCGGCAAATAATAAAGCCATATATACTAACAGTAGTAGCCCTTGTATACATTCGCTATGCACATACATCATAATAAATATAGGCGAAATCATTACACATGCTATCACTATTGCTATAGGTGCAAGGCATAAACCTATTAAAAAATTTTTAATAAACTGCTTCATAATTATTTGTCATTAAAATTTCTTTATGTTCTTCTAAGTAGTCATTCATAGAGCCCATATAAGCAATCGCATCAAGAAGATTATCCTCTTTGTGCGCATAAGCCTCACGTGATAACTTAAGAGCTATCATAGCTCTATACATACCAGCAGTTGTTATTTGCTTGTCTTTAGGCGACATCAAATTATAGAGAGCTGCTGCTCTTTCCATTGATGCCTGGAATGGTCCATATTGACGCTCTTTTTCCTCTGAGCGTTCATTTACAATCTTATTTGCTTGTTCTAATATGTTACTCATGCTTTGAAACTATTTATTACTTTATCTTTTAATTCTGGATTATCTTCAAGCATTTCTACAAAAAGGTCTGCTGCAACATTTATATTAAACTGCCTCATATCATCATGCTCTTGGAAATATCTAAGGAAAACCAGTATTTCCTTAAGCATTTTGTTATTCTCTTTTAACAGTTTAAGTATCTCGTCCATTACAGCATTGATTTTAGTTCTGCTTTTAATCTTTTTGCATCAGCACCTCTAAACGTTTGTGCATTTGCTAAGAAATATCTAACAATATCTCCTGCAGTATCATAAAAATACATAGCATTCGGGTCTGAAGTATCGAGTGTTAACATTGCCTCTAAATAAGGCACTGCACCAAAATATACATTAAGCCATGTTGACTTTATATCTTTGGCTATTTGCTGAAAGGTTCTTTTCTTGTCCATTTTATTATCTTTATTTAGATATGCGAATATACTAATTTTCTCCGAGAATAGAAAATTTTTTCATTATAAAATGCACTCACTTAACACTTCTTAACTTGGCCAGATTTTATTGCTCTTCTGGATATTCTATTTGCAGTAATTCTTTGCAAAATTGAATAACTTGCTCATAGTTATTATACACAGTTTGAGTAATAATTCTCCGCTGAAGTATTGTTAGCTTATTTTTAATAATAAACTTATTTATGTTAAGAGAGAGAGTTTTATCATTGCATCTTCTTTTATCTCCTAACTGAATAGCTAACTGAGCATAATGAATACATTTCTTTATATCCTGCGCTCCATTTTTAGCTTTATACCTACTAATATATTTTATAATGCATCCTTGTATAAAAGAGCATCTTAAAGCAGTTATAAGCTCTATTGGTTGCATAGCCATATCTTTATAATGGTTACCACCTATTTGTACATCTGTTGCTTTCATATTTCTACTTTTGTATAATTACTAAAATCACAATAAAGATATTTAGGAATAGGAGTTATATCATCATTTATATATTTACATGTAGTTGACCATGTATTTTTCATAACTACCTCATATATTACATTGCGATAACAGAATATATCTCCAACCTTTAACCTTGATATTTTAATATACTTTTCGCGCATGACTATTAGCTATAAATCCGTTTGCTACTCTCAGTTCATCCATAAACATAACAGAATTGTAATGTTTAGGAAATTCTTTTATCACCTTAAAACTTGCTGTTTTGTCTTTCACAAAGCTATTATCGCCTACAGGCTCTACATACCCAAGTTTTACAAACTTATAAAGATATGCAGTTTCTGAGTTTCTACCTGGTTCTTTACCAAGCAGAATTTCTTTTGAACTTACTACTTTGCCAACATTATCGTTAACAAATTTTACCATTTCCGGAAATACTGGAGCTTGTTTTCCATTACGTCCCATATTACATAAATTTTTTATATTTGTCAATTTTTGCTTTTATGCTATCCATTAAGGCATTTTGCTTTTTATCTTTTGCTTTAAGTGCTCTGATTACATCTTCATCATGAGTGCCTTGCAATATCAAGTGATTTATAACAACATGATTTTGCTGTCCTTGTCTATATAATCGAGCATTAAACTGCTGATATAATTCAAGACTCCATGTTTGCCCAAACCAAACTATTATGCTACCTCCTGCTTGAAGATTAAGCCCATGGCCTGCTGATGCTGGATGCGCTAACATAACTTGTATTTTACCAGTATTCCAGTCTTCAATATCTTTATTGTTTTTAAGCTCTCTTGGCTTATATTTTTTAAGATATTCCACGATTCTATCCCTATCGAATTGATAGGTCCATGCTACAAGCACAGATTGGCCATTTGCATCTTCGATTATCTCCTTAAGAGCTTCAAGCTTAATATCATGAATTGAAAACACATTTCTTTCTTCATCATATATAGCTCCATTAGCAAATTGAAGTAATTTATTTGAAAGGGCAGCGGCATTGACTACGTTTACTTCCACAGGCTTTTCAACAAATACTGAATTGCCATTTTCGTCTTCTTGCTCAATCGTTTCAGTAGCACTTATTAAGTCAAGCACTTTATTCTTTTCAAAATCATTGTATTGCTTCTTTAGAGCTTCAGGCATTCTAAGCTTTATATAGTTATCTGTCCTAAACGGCATTTCAAGATAATCATCGGCTTTCATGCTTATGCAAATATCCTCTATTTTCTTATGTATTAGATATTCTGAGTCACTCATCAAATCGTATGAATATACGACATGACCATTCGTTTGACCTGGCCGAAAATACCTTTCTCTATATCTGGATATTGTCTTTTCAAGGCGCTCGCCTCTATCCATAAGATATATTTGAGGCCACAAATCAATAAGTCCATTTGGAGCAGGTGTACCAGTTAGTCCTACTAACCTTTTAAGATAAGGCCTTGCGCTGCGTAATGCCTTAAAACGCTCTGATTTATAAGACTTAAAACTGCTAAGCTCATCAACTACTACCATATCAAAAGGTAATTTGCCTCCGCCATATAAAGCACAAAGCCATGCAACATTATCTCTTGATATGATATAAATATCAGCTTTTGTTTCCATAACAGCTGCTATTCGCTGTTTAGCAGTACCTATAATCTTAGAAAAGCGCAAATGCTTTAAGTGGTCCCATTTCTCTGCTTCTTCTTGCCAAACTGACTCAGCTACTCGCTTTGGTGCTATGACTAACACCGAGTTAATCTCAAGATAGTCAAACATCAAATAGTTTACAGCCGTCAGTGTTGATACTGTCTTACCCAATCCCATATCAAGAAATACTCCACAAAATGGGTGAGTAATTATATGCTCCGCACAGGCTAATTGGTATTTATGTAAATCTGTTTCTTTCATTTGCTTAATACAATATCATCTACAAAGTTTATTACGCTTTCTACTGTATCTATTACTTCAACTCTAAAGCCCAAAGCTCTAAGCTTATTGTGCATATATGCCTGTATGCGTTTAGGCTTTCGCCCAGTTGTTTTTAATTCCACAAAAACTATTTTATGGCCCGGAAATAAGCACATTCTATCTGGTAAACCTATAAGTTGGTCGCACAACAGTTTTATGCACATACCACCATTTATCTTAACAAGCTCAACCAATTTGCGCTCTACAACTTTTTCACTGTCTACCGTCTCTTTCTTCATAAGTTAAATTTATTGAACTTACAGTTACTCCTAGTATTTGCAATGACTGATTAAGCTTATCTTTAAGATTTTTCTTGAATTGAGCTACATCATTGCAAGCATTCTCTTCTGTTACATGGTTTTCATCATATTTTATTATTCTTAAAGAACCATCGGAGAATTTGCATACAGCTCTTAGTATTACATATTTCATAACCTGGCCATATAAATGTTATACTCACACTTATCCAAATTAAATTCCAGTTTGTCAACACAAAACTTTTGGCCATTGTATATAACGACCGTTTTGACAGATGGAATATGTTCTATATTTCTTGTTACAAGAAGCACAGAATTACGGTAATTTCCGTATTGCGTTTTATAAAAATTTGCTATCATAATAAGCTATCTTTACGTTTATAGTATTTCTGTTTACCGTATAAAGGAAAGTTCTTAGTAGATGCTATAGCTTCCCATTCAGGCAATGACCTAAGAATTTCATTAACCTCTCTGGTATTATATCTTGACATTTCTGTCTTATCTTTGCCAAGGCACTCACACCATACTTCAGCAATGCAGACAAAGTCTTTTTGTACTGTACCATTTTTAGACAATGGGTCTTCAAGCCAACGTCTTCTGTCATACAGGTCCATTTTGTCCCAATCATCTGGAAATTTAGTATTAAGATATTCTTCAATAATACCTTTTCGCTCATCTGCTTCTGAGTGTTTATGTTGCTCAATCTTAGCAATTATATCTTCATCACCAACAAGGTATAAAGGCTCTTTTGCCAAATATAGTTGATATGCTTCAGCCCATATTTGATTTACTTCATCTTGCGTAAGGTCATCATTTACAGATTTTGTGGCATATTCTGGCCTTACATCTATAGGCATAAATCGCCTATTTCCTGTCGGGTCACGTAAGAAATCTTTGTTGTTAGTAGTACCAAAAAATACGCATTGGCGCTTATATGTTTCTACTGTTCTACCATACGCCGGCCTGAACATATCTTCTCTTTTTGATATGTAGTGCTTGATTGACTCTACTTCTGCTTTCTTAAGGCCTGAAAGCTCTGCCATTTCAATCAGCCACGCCCCTTGTATCTGTTCAAATGACTCCTTGCCCTGCACAGTTGTGAATGTATCTGAGAACCATTCCATGCCGAGCTTTTTAACGAAAGTACTTTTATATGTTCCTTGTTCTCCGACAAGTATAAGTGCTGTGTCGAACTTAATACCTGGCTCGAATACCCTCGCAACAGCCGCCACCAACGTCTTCCTAATGGCGGCTCTAGTATAAGCGTTATCTTCTGCTCCAAAATAATCAATCAATAATGTATTAACTCTCGGTATGCCATCCCACTTTTGAGCACATATATACTCTCTTATCGGATGGAACTTTTTCTTTTCAAATTCAAGCGCAAGCGCGTCGTCCACTTTTTGACTTGACACAATGCCGTAAACACATTCAATGTAATTACGAACACCAGAATAGTCAACATCACGGAGAGGCTCCACAGTATCGACTTTACGCCATGGTAACGAACGTGTAACATATCTTTTATTATCAAAAATGTTTAGCTTAAATACATCTTTTAAGAATTGGTCATGCTGAATTATTATATTCAAGTTATTGGCAGAATTATCATATTCGCCTTTTGTATTAGCATCAAGCTCTTCTGTCCATGAAGTATCATACTCTTCAGGAACTTCTGCTTTTGCTTCTTCCGCAAACTCGAATTTAGCTTCAGCAAACTTTTCTTCAGCAATATGCTTTTTTGTTGTAGAGTCCTTAGAAGCAAATTCTTCCATTGCCTTAAAGCTCTTTTTATCTTTGTCTTCTTTTTCTTTGCCTGTATCTAAATGGCCAAATTTATGTATGCGAACTAAGTCAAATGCATTACATAGTCTACCTCCAGCAGGGTCTGTTCCATGATGAGAATATGCAAATTTATCATCATAGACTATTAAGCCCGCAGCTGTAGAGCCATTTATATATGTATATCGTCCTTCTCCAGCTGGTGTATATACATCTGAAAGAAAAGTCTCAATAGCTTCTTGTATAGTATAAGTACGACAGAAAACACCAATTATACCTTTTTTATCTTCTGGATCTTCTTGCTTTTTGATAGCTTGCATTATTGCATCTGTGCTATCTGTAGCAGTTGGCCATTCGCTCGTATCATGCCAATCATTATATAGCCCAAGAATATAATCGGCTTCAAGGAAAGGTCCGTCTTGAAATTCAAAGTAGTACTCCATATCTGATGATACAGACGGCCAGAACATAAGTCTATTTACATCAAAAGTTGACTGGTCAAACAAATCAATGTTTAGGTCTCCAGCGACTTTTCGAGCAATAGCTTGATATTCTTCTTGCGATACTTCTCTATCAAGTGGAATTATCAATCTGTGTCGTGGCTTTTCAGGGCATGACTTATGAGTTGAATGAATAACCGCGGCACAATCAAATAGCATTGTAAAGTCCCACCAAAAGTTCTCGTGAGAAAAGTCAATATCCAACGTAATTAACTGGCGGTAAAGTACATTTGTTTTATCACGCCTACCATTTGTAAGAAATCCGCCTACAAATCCGCCTACGTCTTTTATCTTACTTTGCTCTTCTTTTGTGGCACTCATAAACCGCTTATATGTTTCAGCGGTTACTACAGGAGTAGCTAGCTTTTGAACTAAATTGCTCCAAGTAGTTTTGGTATTTTTCCATACTTTACTTGAAACATTTAGTCCAACTGCTATGCTCAAATTTTCATCATATTTCAATTTATCTACTTGCATAATATGCGTAAACAATATATAAACACAGCCAAATCATATTTTTAATCTTTTAAGTAGAATGGTGTTGTATATCCATCTGCTCTTAGTGGAAGGTCTGATGCCCATTCAGGAGGAGTGCCCATAATACTTGCCATTTCTTCATAATATGCTTGAGCATTCTCTTCTGGGACTTCACACAAAACTTCATCATGTATATGGCACACTGGATGATAGTCATTAGCCTCAAGATTTAACATAGAATTGCCAAGTAAATCTCTTGAAATAGCTTGTACAATGTTCTCTGTTAATTTGCCTCCATATGTATCAATTTCGCCCCATTGCTTAGTTTCTTGCACAACTCCTTGGTAACATAATACTCGGGTTGGCATCGTAGAACAGCCTATTTTCTTATCTTTGAATTTAGGCCCATAATAGAATAGCTTTCTGCCAGATGGCAATTGTATTGTCATAAACTCACCATTACAGTCGAAAATTATATTTCTGCATGTGCATGATACTGGTCTTTGGTATCTGACAGCCTCTTTCGATGCTTCATCTATTTCTTTCCACATATCTACAATTGCAGGGTTTGCCGAGCGCCATTTACGCACCAGGCTCATCATTTCAGTATCTGATAAGCCCATACGTTCACCACCCATTCGCTTAAGTGCTCCTAATGAGCCCTCATAACCGAGTGCAAGTTCTGAAATCTTTGATTTGTCACGAAGTACTGAACCTTTTGTAATAGTGGATATTGGTACATTAAACATCTTTGCTCCTGTAGCTTCATAGATTTTACCGTCTCCGCGGAATACATCCATTCGCCATTTTTCATTTGCAAGCCAAGATATAACACGCGCCTCAATAGCTGAGAAGTCTGCAACACTAAATACTTTACCAGGCGATGCTATAAGAGCTGTTCTTACTAGCTGAGACAAAATATCTGCAACATCATCGTACATCATCTCAACCGACTCCCAGTCACGTGCTCTAATCATTTCACGCGGTACTTCTATATGCGATATGTGATTTTTTGATAAGTTCTGCAATTGCAATAGCCTACCTGCCCATCGTCCAGTTCTATTTGCACCATAGAATTGAAATGTACCACGGACTCTATGGTCTTTCATGGCACAATTAAGCATAACATAATACTTCTTAATAGACGTTTTTGAGAGCTTTTTGCGTATATTAAGCAACTCGATAACATCTGGATAATCTGCAAACTCTTTCATTAAATCAGGCATTGTTTCCTTTGAAAGTGACATAACAACATATCCTGTTGTCTTTTCAATCCATTGCCTAATTTGAACAGGCGAGTTTGGATTTTCAAGCCCTGTTAGCTGTTGAGCATGTTGCGTTAAGATAGAAGTATATGTGTTATCTACTGCGATAGCAGACTCTGCTAATTCCATATCAACCAAAATACCTCTATCATTTATATTCTGGTCAAGCACATACATCTTGCGCTCAATATCAGGAATGATATATGCCTCTAATCTCTTAAATATCTCACGCTCTGCAAGTACGTCATACTTGTTATATTCCTTATACATTTCCCACTTTTCAGGAGCATGTTCAGGATAATTTCGAGTACGCATACCATTAACTCGAGTTGCTTTGCATGGGCATGAGAAGTATTTAATAAGTGCTTTACCAGTATCTAGCTTTTTATCTGTAAGATTAAGAGCTTTTGATACTCCATCCAAAGAAAGTGGCAAGCCACAATATGCAGCTTTTACAGAGGTGCAATACCACTGTTCTGCTGGAACATTATATCCTATGCGCTTAAAGCTCAAGCGCTCAAATACTGCATTATGCGCCACTTTTACACAATCCGGGTCAAACAGAGCTTCTTCAAACTCTTCGGGCATTTCTTCGCCTTGAGCTAAATC